AGCCCAAAGTTAAGGTAGAGTCTCAGGTTTCGGTTAAGCCTCAAGTTAAGGTAGAGCCTCAAGCTCAAGTAAAGCCTCAAATTAAAGAAAAAACTATAGTTAGACCTAAGACTAAACCTAAGATTCTTCCCTCTTCCTCAGAAGAAGAAACAGTAAAGAGGAAGAAGCCTGAGCCCCCCCATAGAAAACTACGTGGAAAAGTTCCTTCTGGAAAAGGTGGCAAGAAAAAGACGGCACAAGAGGTATTACGACGAGCAGCTAAGAAACATGAAGAAACAGTTTTAGCAGCAGGGAAAAAGGGTTCCTATCAACAGATGGGAGGAGAAAAGGATTTTGATCGGTTTGCAAAAGAATTAAAAGAACGTTCTGAATCTCTTAATAAGAGCGCGGCATTTGTTGCTCCTTACGCCAGACAGGTTTTAAATAAGAAAATGTCTTTAATAGATGCTTTAGCTAAAGTACCGTGGTGGATGCAGGATGAATTACTAGAGTATTTGAGAAATAAGAAGAAGAGGTAAGTGTGTCTTCTTATAATATTCGATCTTCTAAAAAACTGGGATGGGTTCCAACATGGTTTGGAACACAGTCTTTTGGAGGAGATTTACAAAGTTCAATTAAAGACTTTCAGAGTAATTATTCTGATTTAAAACCTGATGGATTATGCGGTCCCACTACTTTTAGAAGAATTAAGCTGGAAAGGGAGGTAGACGGAGACAAGCCAGCTGTAGGAGACCAAATCCTTATTGGTGGTAAATTGCTACCTATAGTTTGGGACAAAGTTATAGTACCAGGAGAAGATGGTTCTTTAATTTTAACTAAAGGGTTTAGAAAGAAGAAAGAACGTTATATCAGTATGGTCATCACCCATTGGGACGTGTGTACTTCAGCTAGTAAGTGTCATCGTGTGTTAGCTGCTAAGGGGATATCGACTCATTTTTGTATTGATTGGGACGGCACTATTTATCAATTAGTAGACGTAATGAATGAGGCATGGCATGCTGGTATTTCTAAAATTAACCGACAAAGTGTGGGTATAGATTTTAATAATCCTGTATATACTAAATATAATGATTATCTTGTTAAAAAAGGTCAGCCTAAGAGACCTGTTATTAGTGGGTATAAAATAAATGGATGGGATCCTGGAGAGTTTTTAGGGTTTCATCAGGTTCAGATTGATGCATATGTGGCATTACTTGCTGCATTAAATAAGCATTTACCAGATTTGGAGTTAGTTCCTACTGGCGACAGCGGCGACCCAAGGGATGTTAGAGCCATTAAAGTAGATAAAGCCATAGCCGAAGGTGGCGTGATGCATCATGCTCACGTCAAAAAGAGGAAATGGGACACCGTTGGTGTGGATATTAAAGCATGTTGTGAGGCAGCTGCTAAGGTAGGTGTCTAATGTTCTATGTGAATAAAGATATCTATAAAGGTATTACTAGAACTGCTGCTGAAATTGATGCGTCTCGTATCTCCGATGAAAGTACTGGTCCTATTATTCAACCCGGTAAACACACTCTTTTTGGTATTCCTTTTAGTGCTAAGATTACTCAAGGTATGTTTAACGCTTATAAGCGTGCAGAAGAAGATTTTAAGCGTACTGACCCCCAAGAATATGACGCATTCAAGAACGATATGCAGAATATGGTGAGTCATAAGAAAGAGTTTTATAAAATCTATAATTCTCTTTCTACGTCGGAGCGTAAGAAAGATGATAATCCTGCATGGAAGTATTGGAAGAGTACTAAGTGGGGTAAGACACAGCCTTATGCGGGGAAAGAACAGTCTTTAGTGGTTCCTGCGGGTATTTGGGGTGGTAAAGGGGGTGGCCATAAACATGGTGACCAGATGGATTGGGCATTTGGTGCTCCAGGGGGACAAAGATTACCTACTACGTTTTTGGAAGCACTTAATCGTCAGGATATTTATACGTCAGCTAAATCAGATAAGGGGCATCAGCATCATCAAAATTGGTCTCCCCGTTATGAGTCTGGAGGACGTGCTAGAAAACGACGTATTGCTTCTCAGCATGCGTATAAACATGGTGATTTAAAGGGTCAAAAAGCATCTCTTGATAGGAAACCTAGAACTTCTATTGCACCTAAAGAACATTATATTGCTCAAAAATATGGAGTAGGTGGTTATGAAGACCCTACAAAACAAGTATCAATGCCTGTTCAGGAATCTAGAGAGTTACCTGTTCGTCCTACAGGTACTCAATTAGCTGCGCGAGAAACAAAAGAGTATCATCGTGGACCGTCATATGGAGTTGCAGAACGTTCTTTGCGTCCGACACCTACAGCTAAACCTACAGCTGTAGCTCGTAAACCTTCTCCTCCTATTGTTAATAAATCTCTGTTTCAATCTGAAAAGTTTATTAAGGTATAAGAATGGGTTTATTAGATAAAGCATTAGGAAAAGTATTAGCCCCTTCGATTATAATTCCTTCGTCTGTGGAATTATCTAAGGGTTGGAAGAAACTTCCTAATACAGATGCAGCTGGACCTCCTAAGGCACTCGCTTGGGATCCAATGTCTTTGGTATACTCTCTTGGATATAAAGACCGTCGTAGTAATCTAACATATGATATTTTACGGCAGATGGTGGGCTCTTTAAGTATTTTATCTGCTATTGTTAACACTAGAGTTAACCAGGTTGCTACTTTCACGTCCCCTTATAGACGTACACGTAATATCGGATTTGAAATTAAGCATAAGGATAAAGATCACAAATTATCTAAGTCCGAGAAAAAGTTTATAGTTGAATTAGAGTCCTTTGTATCTAATTGTGGTCGTCCTAAACAAAACAGGTTTTCAGTTAAACCGAGGGATAATTTTGAGCAGTTCACTCGTAAGGTAATTCGAGATCGAATGACTTATGATCAACTTACGTTTGAGATTGTTCCTGACCGTAAGGGTTCTCCTTTTGAGTTTATTGCTGTAGATGCTTCAACTGTTCGCATTGCTGCGGGTCCTAAAGCAAATAGTCATAGAAATAAACAAAAAGAGGTTAAGGAACTTAAAGAGTTATTGGGAAGTTACGCAACTTCTGCCCTTTCATACCCGGTTGTACAAGATCCTAATAAACGTGAGAAAGCTGCGTATGTACAAGTGTGGGAAGGGTCTATTGTTAGGGCTTATAAATATAAAGACCTTGCCTTTTGTATTTCTAATCCTAGAACTGATATTCGGTCTAATGGCTATGGTTATGCTGAAACTGAGCAATTAATAAATATCATTACGTCACAGTTATGGGCTGAGGAGTATAATAGAAACTTCTTTAAACAGGGGTCTGCGCCTAAGGGGCTACTTAATATCCGTGGAGATAATATTGCTCCTGAGCAGCTTGAGGCATTCAAACGACAGTGGGTAGCTAATGTAGCTGGGGCTGAAAATGCTTGGAAGACTCCAATTCTTCAAAGTGAAGAGATACAATATCTGAATCTACAGAGTAACAATCTTGATATGGAATACTCACGATGGCTTGAGTACCTAATTAAGATTATTTGTGCAGTTTTTCTCATTGCTCCTGAAGAGATTGGTTTTTATCTTTCTCCAGGGGGTATGCAACAGCCTGGTTTTGATTCTAATAATGAGTGGAAACTAAAGGCGTCTAAGGATAGAGGTCTTCGTCCTCTTCTTCGTTTTTATGCAGATTCTTTAAATAGGACTGTGATTGATCAGATTGATGATCATTTTTATCTCGATTTTGTTGGTCTAGATGAGTTAACTGAGAAAGAAAGAATTGAACTTAGACAATCTCAGGTTCAATACTTTAGAACTGTAAATGAAATTCGAGCTGATGAGGATTTATCACCTATTGAAGATGGGGATATCATTCTTAATCCTGTGTACTTACAAAAATTACAAATAGATCACCAATGGAAAGTTGAAGCTGAAACTCGTAAAGATACTAAAGAGGCTCAAGAACAACAGCTTGCCATGCAGAAGAAACAAATGGCTATGCAAGAGCAAGCTCAACAACAACAGGTCGCTATGCAACAAGAAGCCCAACAGCAACAGCAATCTGCACAACAACAACAGGTTGATATGCAACAGCAGCAATTAGGCGCACAACCGGGTGAGGAAGGGGGAGAAGCTCCTCCTGAAGAACAGGCAGCAGCTGCTCAGGAAGGTACTCCTGAACAGGGAGCAGCCGCACCAGAAGAAGCATCAGAAGAAGAAATGGTAAACGTTGAGGAATCCTCAAAAGGTAAAAAAGAACAGCTTCAAGAAATTTTAAATTCACTTCCACCTGAGATGTTGAGTAATAATACTCGGGAAGTTAGTGAGGAGTAAGTAGAATGACTGAGAAAGAAAAGACTGTACAAGAAGAAGTAAGTAATATTACTGGTGACGAGGTTCCTGACGATAAGGTACTAGCTAAACAGGCTCCTCTTCCTTCAGTTACGACGCAGATGAATCAGCCGTCTTCAGTAGGTGCCTCTATAGGCAAATCTTTATTTACTTCGGTTACTCTTAGTAAATCTGGGGGAGCTTGTGCTGTTAAACCTCAGAAACAAGATAAAGATGTTATTTGGGCTTCTGGTAAATCATCTCCTGAAAAACTTCGTGAAGAGCCTGAAGGTGAATACGTTCCTGAAGGATGGTCTCCTAAAGGTGAAAAAGAAGATGATAAGAAGAAAAAGAGCGTTAAGAAGTCTATCATTGAACGCAGGTACGGTTCTCAATTAGCCCGCACATACGATATTGGTAAATCTTGTGGCGTGTGCGGTAGGGTTTCTAAATCTTGTAATGACAATAATGGTTGTTGTGAAGATTGTAAGAAATCTATGAATATTACTCTTTGGCATGACTCACATCTTTCGTAGGAGAAAGAAATGGCAGAAGATAAAGTTAAGACAAGTGTTCCTCTCAACTCTCCTATGAGTAAAGATAGGAATCCTTCATGGCGTAAACAGCAACAGTGGGCAGTCGACTACAAGGCTCCTGAAGCGGTATGGCAACCTGCTAATCCTATTTTTCGTAGATACGCAACAGGCAAGCTCGATTACGATTATGCTTGCGCGAAAATCTTTGAGGCAATGGATAAAGCCAAAGACCAGATAGCACTTACTGGGTTTGAGAAAGCGGTCCTCAGTATTGTGGCCCCTGGTGTTGAAAATATGGGAACTCCTCCCAGTCCTTTTGCCATGACTAAAGTGCGTCTTGCTCCAGAAGAGATTATGAATCTTCGTTTGTTAGTGATGAAGCGTCAGGGTGAAAATAGAAATTATCGAGCTGGTTGGTAATTTTTATGGGAAAGGGTCTTTATATAGAGGACGAGTTTTTTAAGGGGATTCGTACTATTGGTACTGGAGGTGGGGCACCTTATTACAAAGGTGCTAAAGCCCAAGGTGCTGGTGAATTAGGTGGTATGTATACGGGTCAATTAGGTGGGGGTGGAGCTAAAACTCAATATGGTCCTAAAGGGGGTCATATTAAGAAACTTAGTGCTACTACAGGTAAACCTATTTATTATAAAAAATGGAATGCTGGTAATTCTGACGCTGTGAAACTCGCTCAACCTACTGAGGGGGGTGGTACTCCAGAGGGTTATCAGGTGTATAAACATCATCCAGAGCATGTAATTGGTAGTACATCGAGGGGAGAGGATATTCACGCTCATTCTGGCATTAATAACACCAAGCATTATAGGTGGGATGACCATAGAGATGCTAGTCACGCTCATTTCGCTCTAGTTCAACACTTGATGAACGTATTAAGAGACAGATCGGCTGCTGGTAAAGATGTCTCTAAGCTTCAAGGGCTTATTGATGCCCATGCTCATTTTTCTCAACATCATCGAGAAGAAGCGTTGAAAGATTTATTGCATGGGAAACAGAAAGGATCTTCTCAAGAAGATTTAAGCTTAAGAGAAGGAGCTAGAAGTAAGTGAAAGTAGACTTTGAAATAGATACTGTTCGGCTTTTAGCAGAAGAGATTAGAAAATCTCTTTCTAGATATAATGATCCTGCTAGTATAGCCATTAAACTTTCTCTTATTAAGAGTGAAGTAAATAAATTAGATAGTTCACAAAAACTTTTTAATAAGTTTCTGGTTGATGATGAGTAATTTTTTAACAAAAGAACAAATCGATACACATTTAGATACTCTAGCTAAATCTCAGTCTTTAGAGAGTTATTGTACTAATTGTGGAGCATGTTGTCAGCCTAGCGTGACTGTTAAAAGCGTTAGTGCTTCTCCGTTTAAAATATTAGTTAAAGATTTAAGCTGTAAATTTAATAAATCTATCAATGATGAAAGTACCTGTACGGTATATTCAGATAGATTTGAGAAAGCTGCCTGGTGTTTAGATTTAAAAGGTATGATTAGTGAGGGAGTAGCTCCTAATGACTGTCCTTACGTAGATACATTAAAAGGATATAAGCCAACTATAAGTTTAAATCCTTTACAATATGAGTCAGTTTTACCTTTACTAAGAAAAGCTATAATATCCTCTGATACTAGTCCTTTTTCCAATGAAGATATTACTGAGTTTTTAGGTGATTAAGATGAGTAATTGGATTGTTGCTGTAGATGTTTTATGTAAAGGTAAGAAGGAGACTGCTTCGGCACAGATGAAGAGAGAAGCGTCGGAAACTTCTGGTACTGAAAGATTGCAACAACAGTCTCTTCCTTCGCAAGGGGGAAAGCAGTTAGAGCGGTATCAAACGAAGGCTCCTCAGTATGTGCAAAGCAGTGGAAAACTCGGTTATAGTCCTAGAGAAGAGTTTAAGCTTACGCCACTAAAGGCAAGTAAGGTACATAAAGAACGGCCACGACTGAAGAAGGAGAGTATTTACGTTAGACATGCTGGTACGATGGATAAACCGTATCTTCCTGCTGAGAGACCTTTCAATCTCCGGTTTGACAAACGAACAACTGCTAAGCAGAGAAAGAAAGCTAGACTAGATAGGGGATATCAAGGAGATAAACATGTGAGCCTGTCATGGGCTGGGGCTAAGAATGTTCTACAAGAGTTGGAGCGTAAGACGGAGGGGCGTAGAGAGAAATGGAGCCCAGAAAAAGAGGCGGGAGAAAAGAGGGCTGCTTTGGAATCTGTTACCCCTGAGCAGAAGATTCGTGGACAGCTGGTTCGTGGGGATGTTCCGAGGGAATTGAAGGCTGTTGTTAAGAGACTGGCGCGTAGCAAAAACTGGTCGATTGCTGAAAGCGAGCAAGTGTTGAAAACATCGTATCGTGCATTGAAAAGGAAGTTATTTGGTGAACCCTCTTCAAAGAAGGAAAGTGGTCAGGCAGTGTCGACAAAAAACCAGTGAAATACTACCGTATGTAAGAAAAATATATGTTAAGGTAAATGTGGTGGAAATTGGATTTATTAAATGAATGAGACTCTAAATTTTAAATTCTGGGTGCCTTTAAGCAAGGCGAAAGACTCTAAAGATAGTAAAATTAGAGTTATTGAGGGTATTGCATCTACTCCTGAATTAGATCTCCAGAATGAACGAGTAAACCAGTCTGGAATCAATTTTGATTACTTTTTAAAGCATGGATATTTTAATTGGGATCATAAGCCTGGTGCAGAAAATAAGATTGGTGAACCTTGGGAAGTAAAGATAACTCCTAAAGGTCTGTATGTTAAGGGGATGATTTACAAAGGAAAGAAGGCAGCAGACGCAATTTGGGAGCATATTAATGCTCTTGGGACCAATTCTGATGCTAAACGAAAAGTAGGTTTTTCTCTTCAGGGTAAGACAGTTCGTCGTAATGGAAATTCGATCTTAAAATGTTGGATTCAGGATATTGCGATCACAACTGCCCCAATTAATTACAATACATATTTAGATATTGTTAAGGCGTTCGATCAGTATACCTGGGTAGATCCAAATTTAGAAAAAACAGTATCCGCAGTTGGAAATGTTCTTGTTTCTGAGTCCCTTAATGATGGAAAATGTGTTGTTACTTATGGGGGCGATGACAAAAAAAGTAAAAAAAGTAAAAAATATACTGAAAAAAGTCTTGCAAATCTGATACAACGTCAATTAGGTTACTCACAAAGAACATCTGAAAATCTTTCAGATGTGATCTTCCGAATGTCAGCTCGCAGGAGAACATAGTATGGCCAACCAAATTACTAAATTACAGCCTGGAAATCATCAGCCTATGGGAGTTGATTGGGCTGGTACAGACGTTGAGAAGGTAACGGAAGAAGAGGAAGATCATATGGCTGAAAATGGTACTGATTATGTCAGTACTACGTGGAAGAAGAGTCAACGTCTTTATACCTCTTTGATTCAAGATGAATCCCTCTTGAAAGCTATGGAAGAAGAGGAAGAAGTGGAAGAGGAAGAGGAAGAGGA